CAACGCGATTATATTTATGCAAAACATTGTGTATAGGGATAGACCTACATGGTTGGTTTTTGATGAAATTGTTCATATCAATGAGCATATCCCGTATACAACACTGGTTCCGGAGGTTTTAAGAAAAATGTTGTACTGGAATAGACAGTGCGACCATGAGTTTAAGTTTGTGCATATATCTGATAATTCTGCATTCAATCAATTTAGGGCAAAGACGGGTAGTTATGATGTAAGGGATATCGAGCATATCTCTAGGACAAGGATAGATCATTTTGATGGGCTTGAACCAATAAGACTTAAAGCTGCACCAAAGTTTAGTGGGTCAGTGGAGGCACGGGTGAGGCTTCTTGTGGCAAAATTACAAAACGAAGAGTTTATTTTATCAGGTCACTGTGAGCATTTAAGGAAAATGTTTTTTAATCTAGTCTCGGAACAATCAACAAGAGCTTATGACCCAAATATTGGATTCAAACCTCGCAGGAGCATTTATGTTCACGCCCATGATGCCCTTACTTATCCAATCATATACTACGATGCAGGCGCAGGCGCAATCGGTAGTATAGGGACAAAGACCGAGATAATGGAAATCAATACTTGATTTTATGACCTAAAATGTTAGGTTCAATATATGGCTAACACAATTTTACTGGATATTATCGATGATGAGGCAACCCAAAATGCTTTTGCTAATGTTAGTGAAGGGCAGACCGTAAGGGTGCAAATGCAAGTACTTATATCTGAAATATCAGATGAAAGAATTGCGGGAACAATAAGGATGCCAGTCACTAAAGTAGATAGGCAAAGGTCTGATATTGATGAGCAGACTGAAGCAAATGAACTTGATGATGATGAAGTGGTTGAGTCTGAAACTCCTGGTGGCGTACTAAGAAGCATGGTGGAATGAGCGGGAAAACGCCAGCTGCACTGGCGATAGAAATATTTTATAAATCTCACAATTTAAAGGATAAGTGGAACGAGAAGAGAGTAAAAAGGTTGTGCGGATTTCTTCGTCTAAGCGAGGAAGAGTTGGCATCATTGATTGGCATACCAGTGGACACTTTTTACAGGCAGTTGTCGCGACGAGACATATATCTTCCTGCATGCATATTGCTAACAATAATGGAGGATTTTTTTCTGGGTGAGTATGTTAGTGATACAATTCCAAACTTATTATCAGGGGCATTAAAAAATGGTAGACTTAGACATACTTAAAAAATTCGGGTGCACTCACGACAGGTTGCGCGAAATATTTACCGAGACAGATGAATCAACTGACAACTTTAGAATAAGAGCAAAGTTTGAAGACCAAATAGAATCTCGCGTCAGGCAGGGTATATTTAATTCCGCAAAAAATAGTAATCTATACATGTCGGTAGATTTAGCTTGGGATAGTCTTCCTATCAACAAAACAACGATTCCGTTACTACAGTATGCACAGGGCAAAATAAGCATAGAAGATGCACATGACTGCTTGTCTGGACTCGGTGTCGCAGATCAGTTTTGTGACTACAATGAAGAAGGAACTTTAAAGAGTATAAATTTACTTAGGCTGTACGAGGTATCTATTAATATTGTTAGATCGTATGTTACCAGAAGAGTAGCCGCTCAAGTTTCTAGGTTTAGTAATTTATTTCCGTACTTTAAGTATGAGCCCAGAGGAACTAGTTCGATTGATAAACTAAGGGCAGATGCATTATCGCAAAGAGTCGAAATAATTGCTGACCAGTTTAATTATAGACATTTATTTGGTCAGGGAATCAGAGACATGTTCATGTATGGGTTTGTTCTTATGTTTCCCTCCTGCGCGTGGACGCGCGAAACGCAATGGAGGGCAAGCAAGGATAAGGAAAGTGGCGTTAAATCATACTGCAGTAGGGAGGGCATTGATTTTGTTAAGCCTCATCCAACTAGAGTAATGTATGACGGTTCTGCTCCGCTTGCAGATGTAAATACAGACAATGGCCCATCTTGGTTGGGGTATTGGGATGTGTTAAGGTATGGGGAGATATCAGATAACCCAGCGTTTTGGAATACTGATGACATATCTTTTAATAGTAATCTCTTTGGTGCATATGACTCCTATAAAGAGTTCTTTAATTATTACATGGATCCAGAAACAATGCGCTTTCCTACAAGGAAATCTGAGTGGGCAATGCGTAATGACACAACCGCTAATGTTGGCGTTTACGGCTCTGAGGATTCTGACAAAGGTATATTTCTAAGTAACTACTTTGTGAAGGTAAATCCTGCCCAAGAAGGAATAGGCGACTACCCGAATGATGTATGGATGAAGATGGTGGTAGCCAGTGATAATACAGTGCTTCACGCTGAGTTCCTTCCATCAATACCTGCTATATATGGTGGTCTTAATCAGAATGATGCTAGGGTGGCTAATATCTCCGTAGCTCACGAGGTTATGCCATTCCAAGATCAAATGAACAACATCATGAATAAGATGCTTCACGACATGAAGATATCCATGATGAAGATATTCGCAATTGATCAGGACGCCTTAGATGACGAGGTAAAGGATTACATTCAGGATGCAATGTCCGAGGGCACAATGTACACTAAGCCCCATGCATTGTTTTATTCAGGGGCAAAGGTTGCTGATTTAGGGCTGAATGCAAAAGACTTTATTAGTGTAGTGGAAATCCAAAGAGAGATGTCGGCTTCAGTGAATCAGGCTATTCAGTCTGTAACACAACTGTTGAATTTGGTTGAAAGGCTTTTAGTTCTTTCGCCACAGGAACTAGGTCAGCCAGCACCAAGGGAAATATCTGCAACGGAGGTCACTGAAATAGCGTCTACTACGCAGTCCATATACTCTTTCATATCTGAGGGTATAGATGAGTTAAGGGCAGGTGCCAAAAAGATGCTATATGAGCATTTAGTGTCATGCTCTAAGGAGAAGTTCCAAGTTCCAGTAGTCGGAAGATATACATCTGATGCGGTGAGAAGTGCCGGATTTACAGACGCAAACCAGTTTATAACTACGAATCCACAGGCACGAAGAACATTAATTGGTACTCCCGAGCAATTATTCCATGAATACAACTTTTCATCAAGGGATGGTGCTGAGCGTGCAGTAAACACTCAGTCAGCTCAAACTTTAGCGGGGCTACTTCAGCAAGTAGTTTCAGTTCAGCCAATCATGCAGGCAGTGGGCACTGAAAAAATACTAGAGATAATGAATGAAATCTTTAGGTTGTCCGGAGCAGCTTATGACTTAAATGTGGATACAGACTCACAGGACGATATGTCTTTGGGTAATGCTCAATTTGTGGAGCAATTAAAAAGCGCCGTTCCTCAACTCGCGCAAGCTCTACAGGCAGTTAATCAGGAGGTGCAGACAATCAAGGGTGCGCTTGCCCAACCTCAGGCACCTCAGGCGCAACCGCAAGCACCTGCACCTGAACAGCAATTTCAACCAGGTATGCCACCGCAAGAAGTGGCAGGAGTTCAACAATAAAAAGTTATGAGTGAGGAAGTGGAAAAACCGGAAGCAAACGAAAACGAATCTGAATCTACTGTAGGTTCATCATTAATATCGGCATTATTTAATGCCGCCGAACCAGAGGAAAAGCCAGAAGAGCAACCAGAGGAAGTTGATGTTGGTCAAGTAACTGACATAGGTACTTTTTTAAACTCAGAAAATATCGAAGAAGATGCATCTCCTGAGCCCGAGCAGGTGGAAGAAGTAAAAGAAGAGGAAGAAGAACCTAGTGAAAAAATCACCTCATTAGACAACTCGTTATTCGATGACCCCGAGGTTGTGGTTCCTGAGGCCAAGGATGTAGAACCAGAAAAGTCTTCAGAGCCAAAGCGGGAGGAGACCATAGAGGAGGATTTAAGCCTAAGCCCAGAGCAGGAAAAAAGACTACAACTTGCTTCTTATGCAGAGGAAAATTTTTCTGAACACAAAGGTTTGGCAAAAAAATATAAGGACTTCTTTATTAAACAGAAGGCTTATATAGAGCAGAGGCTTGAGGAAGACCCTGATGTAAGACTGGATGAGACTGACCATGAGTATCAAAAGTTTCTTTCACGAAATCGACCAAAGTTTGAAAACATAGAAGATGTTGTAGAGCATAGGACTAGAAAAAAAGCTAAGGAAGAAGCACTTTCTGAAATCACACCTGAACTAGAAAAGCTAAAAGAGGAGCAAAGAAGGCAGTCAATTATTCCTAAGGTGGAGAAGGCTAAGCAAGATTCATTGCAATCTATAAACGAGATAATACCTAGTTCCATGAAAGATATGATAATCGAAAAGGGGCCAGAGTACGCAAAGGATCAGGACCCAGTTACATTTGAGTTGGTGGACAGGATAATTACTGCACACAGAGACCAAGTGTTTGCGTTCCATGATATAACTTCAGGGCTAGTAGAGTTTGATAGGGGTAATCACAATCATGTAAGATTACAGGCATATCTTGATAATCTACAGGCTGGTATGCCAGACAGAGGGGGTAAAAAGTTTGTTAGTATCGAAGAGTATGACAAGCTTTCGGCTAAAGATAAGCAGTCTGCTTACACTCTTACCAAAGAGATAGCGATTGAGGAAATGAACAAAGCGGCTCAGAGGTATATCAATCAGGAGATTTCAGCCCTTGAGGATAAATTAAGAAAGTCAGGCTTTGTTAAAACATCTCAGTCAGCACCTAGTGTCACGCAATCTCCTACGCCAAAGGCACTTAAGCCACAGCCCAGGCAAGGTTCACCAGTTGCTACCCAGCAACCCAAAAAGAGTGAAGGGATATCAGTGACATCTGTATTAGGGTTTTAGTTTTAAATATTAAAACTTAATTTTAAAAAGAAAAAGAATTTCAGATTTTGCACGATTTGTAAAAAAATTTAGAAAAATCTAAGTTTTTCCCGTTTTTAATACTTTTTCGTTATTATTAGAAAAACTGACCTAATAAAACAGGTCATATTCTAATCTAACCAAATATTAAAAATGGCAAATCCATATGACAGTTCTCAGTTGAGTCAGCCTACCGCAAGTAGCAACGGCTCTTTGTATAAAGCACCGGGGGCACTTGATGGTTCAGGAAATTTTCTTCCGAGAATTGTTCAAGTGGATTCCTCCAC